GCGTAATCTTGCTGCTTCTTTATACATAGCATCAGCTTGGCTACGATATGATTTTGCTAGATCCTTGTCAGTTAGTACAGCATCGGTTGCGGCCTGCGCTCGTATAGGAGCAGGTATATCTGAATCTACCGCAGGAATCGTATCATTTACTGTGGCTGCATTTTTAACTTCAGCTTTAGCAGACGGAGCACCTGCTACAAATGTGCATAGATCATCTACGGTGCAGTTTTTCTGTTCTGCTATCAGCGTGTTAAGATTAGCCAACAGCACAGTATCGTTGGTAGTAGGTGTCATCATTACAGCATCTGTGGCTACTTTAATCAATCTGCCATCTGCTTGCATGGCCCGCAACATAGGTCTACCATCCGGGAATGGGCGTATGTGCATGATTTCGCCAAACTCAAATGCATCCTGCGCTTGTTCTGTTTCTACCAAAGTCATAATCGAATCATGATATTGATCTGGCAGTTGAGCTACAGGTAATACTAGAGCCATGTTTGACTCTCCGGGCAACGTTCTAAACACTACCAATACCTTGGCACCTGTGTTTTGAATTCTACCTATGTGTTTAAGGCTTTTCATTTAGGCTTCCTTTTTAGATACAGCTTCAAGGAAGGAATTTAGTTTGTTGAAACTTTTACCAACTGCTTCCAATTCTGCTGCTTTGAACGCTCCTCTGCTTGTTGCAACTTCGATGATATTTTTTACGGCTAACAGATCGCTGATATTTAAATCAGGACCTTGTGCTGCAGGTGCTTCTGTTGCCGCAGGCGCTGCTTGGGCTGGTGTCTCTACGACTTGATCTTTAACTTCTTCTGACATTAGTTTCTCCTTAGATGTGGGCATGCAAGCATGAAATAGGTTAATTCTTTTTGATCTTCAAAACCTACGAAATGCGAAGATCTTAAATTTCCACTCTGGTCTAGAGCAGGTTTTTTGCAGATATAATATCTGCCCTTGAGTTTGACTTTGATCCAATCTTCGATGCCTTCAAATATTTCAGATTCTGAAATATTCAATTCAGTGAAATGTGGGGCCACAGTCTTCAGCTTGCGCTGTTGCAGTACGTCCATTGGATTAAGGTCAAACATAGTGAAAATATTTATACAGGGGGATTATTCGGGGGTGGATTCTTGGCTAAGTCTTTTGCTCATGGCTCTATTGTGCCCTAGCTTTCTAACATCACCACTGAGTAGATATAGTTCAAAAGCAGCTTTTTCCTTCATTACTATGATGTGTTTTTTATTGACGAAGAAAGGTGAATCGATATAGTTGTCTAACCAAAGCAGTACCTGTGGAGTAAATGCAAATTCTTTGGGGAATTCTATCTTGTAGGTTTTAATTTTGGCATGTTTCTCAATGAATTCGAGAGCCTGTTCGGTTAGTCTTAAACCGCCTTGATCTTTTTTTCGAAAACTCCACCACCATACAGCTTTGTAGTCTTTGATGTTTTTTTCATTAACGGGTAATTCTGCTGCCTGCAAGAACGCCTTAGTGTAGGCATCTTTGTTCATGTCATTTAATCTCTTCACCTGCAGTGAGTTTATATACAGCAAAGTCTTTGGTCTTGAATAATCGATTTAATTTTTTTGCCAAATTATGTGCGTGACCTGGATTTGAAAAAGAAACTTTTTTATATTTGGGTCCAGGATAACTAGCAATTAAACTACCGCTCTTGAGATTGAAAGGCTGGCCGTTGTAGAACACAGCCCAGATAGCTTCTGAATCGAGAATTTGCTCAACCTTGTAGGTTTCTTTGTTAGCATATTCTAAAAGAATTTTAGGTTTGGGTCTACTCATATACGTGTTCCTAATTAACCACGTATATATTTATATCTTTTTAGAACTTGCCGCCGTCGAATTTTACGTCTATTTGAGTGGTTGATTCTTTGATTGCTGCTAGCATTTGATGTATTTCGCCCACAGTCTTGCTTAGTTTAGCAGACATGAGTGCTAGTTCTGTGGTCAGATCACGTGCTTCTTGTAAACTAATGCGTATTTCTTTTTGTTGACTGCGTTCAGCTACTTGAATTCTCTGCAACAGTTTCTGTATAGTGGGCAGTGTATCTGGTAGATTATTTTGCGACATTAGCCAACACCTGTTTCATTTCTAATTCTGTTTTGAACGGACCTTTATATGGATATCGTTCCAGCGTGATTTTTTTTGGACAAAAACTTTTGACCCATCCTTTGTCAAATTTTATACAGTAGTAACCTGCACAGTATAAACTCTTGGAATCGCTGCTCTTAGTGAATAGCGGCAGCTTCTTACGAATATCAAACATGGCATTGTGAGGTTCGGCACTGGTGGCGTATCCATGAACCTCATTAGGTAGAGCTGTGTCGGCTTCCTTGACAATTTTTACTGTGAAAAACTTTTTACCAAACTGACGAGTTAGACTGTCTTTGGTTTCGTAAATTGTTACCCCTGTCTCATTGCTCATAAAAAATCTATTGTCGTCGTCTTTTCTTAGAGTGGCAATCTTTTCACCGTTCTCCTCTACGATCCAAAATTTATTTGCTATGATAGGTTTAGCATGTATGTCTGTCATTGTGTATATCTCGCATTAAGTGGTTCTGCATAACTCTGTGCCTGATCAGCAATCTTTTTCAAATCCCATAGATTACAGAACTTGATTAATCTTATACCAACTTGACTCACGTTCTTTTGTTCAGCAGTGGCAGTGGCAATAGTGTTTACAATTATCTCTTTGATGTCGTCGGGTTGGTGACTTAGATCGATCAGTCGACGATTGCGTTCATAATCTTCTAACACACGATGTTCTTCACCGTTGTGATCAGACCACCTCTGAAGCATGAGATTGTTCCACGCATATCCTTTGCTGTTACGATCTTCGAACGCTTCACTAAGACCCACTTTTTTGCTTGTGCCTTTAGTACGCACACCTGGATACGCCGAGAAGACATTATCACTGGTATCACCACGCATGCATTTTTCAAACAACAACCATTCTGGATTAGGTGCTGCTTTTGGCTCTTGTGTTTTTTTGTCAATGATGGGCTTGCCTTTGTCATCAAAAATTCCTTTGTCAGTGATAACATGTTCCATAACACCATTGTATTGTGTGACATTGGGTGCAATCAATTGAACGAAGTCTGTGTCTGTGCTGATGATCACATGTTTGTCATTTGGATGTGTTTGTATCCAACCAGCAATTAAATCATCTGCTTCTAATTGTGAATTTTGTAAAACAGTGCAGTTAGTTTTTTCTGCGATAAAGTCTTTGAACGTGTCAAATGCTTCCCAGAAGATTTTGTCTTCTTCTTGTTCTTTTTCTGTGTGTGCGGCACGAGCATCTGAACGATTACGCTTGTAAGGAGCATAGTAGTCCTTGCGCCACGATCTACCCTCTAAACAGAAGATAACATGACTACCTTCGAACTGCTGCCATGCTTTGCGAATACTGTTTAATGTGATGTGAAATGCCATGCCTAGTTTGATATCAGCGTCACCGTTGATAACGTGACGAGCACGAAAGAATGTGTTTGCTGTATCAACTAAGATATAATTCATAGATTATCTTTCTTCACTGTTTTAATATCAATTACGCCTGTGTTTACAGGACCGCCGAAATCGCCATCGACTACTACATTGGCACACAGTTCACGGAACCAACGATCTATAATTTCTTCGTCTTTGTCTCCGTCCTCACCATATCCCTCTTGCTTTAATTTTAACACAAAAAGGTCGTTCCAGTCAAGCTCAAAAAAGCCATTACGAACATTATCTTTGTTGACATGTGTTTCGATTACGCCTACCCACGGTTCTTTTTTACGTGTTGCACGTTCTTTTGGAGATAATTTGGCCTGTGCCTCTGCTTCTGTAGCACGTTCGGCAGCTTCAGTGGCTGCTTTGGCTGTTTCAGAGGCTTGTGCTGCAATGCCTATTGATCGTTCTGCTTCTGCTCTGATCTTGTCAATACCAAATAATTTTTCAATCCATTTATTCATCATGTTCCCCACTCATTTTTAAATAGCGGCACTTGCAGTCTATCACTGTAACGTAGTCCCATCTTCATTGCTAATTCTGCCACCCGGCGATTATTTAGTGTATATACACTTTCAACTCCGCCCACAGGCATGAGATAACAATGTCCGGTAAATCCTTCTGCACGATATATATCTAAAGTTTCTAAGGCTTCTTCGGCATCTTCTTCTGTGGCTATTACAAATTTAAGATAGGTATAACCAGCTTCTTGATATTCACAAACAACGTCCGGCTTTATCGCTTCGTGTCTTTCCTCTCCGGAACAGCTGAGCTTGGCACTGACTGAAAATGTAACTTCTCTAGAAGCGAATGGAGGATTCTGACCCCACTCTTGTAGGAATGTTTTAAATTCTGGAGTGAGTTTTTGAGTGCCGTTGGTTTCAAACGTAATTTCTTTAAGTTTGATCATACTAGGATGGTTAAGTAATTCTGGATAAGCACGTTGCCAACCCAACAAAGGCTCACCGCCTGTAATAACTAGATGTTCAGCCTGCCACTGATTAAAAGGTAAGATTTCCATTATACGCTCAGCGATAGCATCACTAGTAAGCATAGGACTAAGATCCTTAAACCTTGGATCCCAGCTTGCATAGCTATCACAGCCAGTACTGACAAGTGGTAGTTCTTCATATGTTTTAAATTTATCTACGATTTGTGCAATAGAATCAACTTCGGTACTTAGTTTATCTTTAGGCATACCAAAGCCCGCACATTTAAAGTTGCAGCCAAATGTGCGTAAGAAAACAGAAGGCACACCCATATAGCGTCCTTCACCCTGAATGCTGTAAAACAGCTCTGCAATTTTAATTTTACTCATAGTTTATTATACACTCTTTTTCTGTAATTGCCAAGAGCCATTGCCCTGATCTATCCATTCTAATGTGTCGCCTTCGCCCCAACCTTGCAGATCCAACACTTCCTGTGGTATTGGCATAATGAGATCACCGGTATCAGGATCTTCTTCTAATACAACTGTCCAATTTTTCAATGTTAACTCCTGATCAAATAGTATTGTCGTTCTTATTTTTCCAATCCAAATATCTACGTTTACGACATTCTTCTTTAACGTCAGTTGGAATATCTGGATGCCATTCTGCCATGCCGCAGTCGTAGACTCGATATTCTGGCATTTCTACTTGAGAAAGAAAGAGAATCCAAAGGACGCAGGCAACAACAAACCCAATGAAATATTTCTTCATACTCTATCGCTTAACAATATTTTACACAGCATTGCATCGTGTTCGTTATAAAATTTAAATGTCATTTGATCTGTTTCTGGATGGCTGGTATATCGATCGCCTGGAAGGCCAAAGTGTTCCAACACCATGACACAGGTTTCATTCCACCAAAATCCAGTTTGTTCTTTTTTCCAAGGAACTAAAATTGTTTTTAGATCAGACACAATATTTCACTCATTTTTTATAATTACCTTTTTCTGGAATGACATGTCTGACACCGCCTGTAGGGTCTTCCATGTCGCCTTTACGTCGGGGAATCAAATGAACATGTGGATACGGCACAGTTTGTCCAGCAGCTTCGCCCCAATTAAGGCCAATATTGAATCCATCCCACTCACCTGCTTTGACTTTTTCCTGCCCTACTCTTAGAGCATCAGCGAAACAATCTTCAATCACTCCCACAGCTGAATATTTAGGCACAAACAACAAGTGACCTTCTGTTACAGGATACTTGTCTTTAAAAACAACCACATGAAAGTCATCTTGTAAAACATCGTTCCATGGTGCCTGCCCTGCATCACGTGCATCGTCTAACGAATAATGTAAGTTCATCGTTTATACTCCTGTTTTTCTCTAGGAAGATCATCTTCGCGTACAACAAACTCACGGCCGCCTAGACTGCCTGCAAATGCTTTAGTACGTTCCATGTAAGCTAATCGTAGTTTAAGAGTTTGAAATGCAACATCTAAAAATACTTTAGGCTTGTAACCTAGAACATGCATGTCAAAATCTTTACCTGCGTCGGTGCAATGAACTTTAATTTTAGAATCAATCATTTGGTCCACCAATCTTCCCAAGGAAAATCAATCCATACATTGTTTTCTGCCTTGTTGACTTCCATGCCAACGAAATCCATCTTAACATTGCATTTGCTGGCGAGATTATCTACTAACACAGCGAATTTAACATTGTTATTCCACACTTCTTCCCAGGCCGGATCATCTGGGAAGCAACCACTTGGCCAATCTTTCATAATCCAGTTAAGTGTAGTACCTTGATCGTTGATATCATCTACAATTAAAATGTTTTTAAAAGCGGTATCTTTATCAGCTGCACGATCCTTAGACAACGGACCTAGCGCATCTTCAGCCATCCATAAATTGCTCTCCGGACCAATCTCGCTATCTCGTAGACTTACATTGAGAGTATGTAACGGAATATTAAAATATTGACTGATCATAACAGCAGGAATCAATCCCCCTCGAGTAATACCTACGATATAATCGGGCCTCCATGTTCCTGTAGCAAGTTCTCTACAAATCTTGCCGACTAGTCCTGTTACTTCATGCTGGTTGATTTTGAGTTTGTTCATTTCTATCCTTGAGATATTGTTCGTGTTGTATCCATTTGTTGTTGACTAAAAATCCCCATTCACGTTTATGTGGACCTGGCATAAACAATGTCCAGGCAGTTACACCAGGTTTAAGTTCGATGCGATGATAGCTATTAGAACTACAGGTGCGAAAGTGACCAGGTCCCCGCCAATGCTTGGTCTCTCCAATCATTTGGCCATTTTCGAAATCAGGAGTATATTCATAGTATCCACCTTTTAGTATTAGTGTAGCATAGGGCCACGGATGATCATGAACATCGTCAGGATCACCTTTGAGGAATTTATGTAAAAATACATTAAATGGAAAACGATTTCTTTCTTTCAAGAATAGATAATACCGTTCGAGATACGGTTCGTTATTAACACGATCATAAATGATACGCTTACGGCCCAGTCGTTCAAGCAGTTTCAAAAACATTATTAACTTCTTCCTTGAGATATCTTATTAATTCTTTATCCGTGGGCAATACACTATAATTGTTCTTGTAAAAGATTTCATAGCTGTCGCTGCCGTATTTCCCAATGCCATATAACATTGTAGCATCATTTCCGTCCCAAGTCAAGTAGTCTTGACTCATTCTAAGCAAGCGGGTATATCGGACATTAACCATCCCGAGTGGTTGGATAATGCTTTTGACAAAGTCTTCGTCTGCTTGTAGCAATGCCAGTGCTGTAGGAAACCAATATAGAAATTCTGGCAGAGTGGTCTTCACGGCTTTGCGGCCAGTTTGATTCAACATGATCACCCCAACAAAATGCTGCCAAGCATCATCCACTTGTTGTTGGACCATTAGATCATCGCGCAAGGGTTTAATAAATGTCATTGTCTACGAATCCAGACCCAAATTACTATGCCTATAATAACACCAACAATCATACCTAGAGAAAATAACATTATTCTACTTCCTCACCGAACCAGTCATCTACCTGACGTTCAGCTTCTTCTTGTGTGAGAGCATGAACAAAAATTCTAGCAGGTTTTCCCACAGTGTGCTGAATATTAAATTTTATCACACCAGCGGGGATAAGATTCCAATCTCGTTCTACAACAAACTCTTGTAGATTTTTTGCACGAAAGATTAGATTGTCTGTGATGTCTTTTGCAGTATTCATTGCTGACCTCGAATTATATTCTTGTTCTCTGCTTCATTATCACTGCGCAGTTGATCTTCCATCCACAACATTTTTTGATGTGCATACATTTCTTCTGAAAGTCCATGCCATCCACAACATTTTCCAGTTGGACTACGGCCGCAGCCGCACTTGCCAAATTCTTCTGTATTTTCTTTGACTCGTATTTGCATATTATTCCTCGGGATTAGGGTTATCTATACTCCACGGCCATGAAGTTCTCGGATCGGGCCTGGGTCTAAGTTTAACATTCTCTTCAATAACATCGCCTGTTATTTCATCACATAGACTAACTTGATATGGTGCAATAATGTGAACAGCACAGTCTTCTTCTGACCAATCGTGTTCACCGTCATAGAGCCAACCAGCCCCACCTTCGTAGTATGCTTCTCGAATTGCATCTTGTTCGTCTTCATCGATATCGTCACTAAATTCAATTTCGATATTAATACTGTCGTCGAACTCACAACCCCAACCGCAATCAGTTCGAGCATAGGCAACAGGATCACCTAACCAAGGAAGGTTGCAATCTAAATCACCTTCCACAAAGCCTTGCCCCCAGCGGTAGGTTTCATCTATGTTAAACCAACTGATGCTATCATCGGAGTTCTTACGATACATTTCTACATGGTAGACAATGCTTTTCTTTTCCAGTGGTTTAATTAGATATACTTGACTCATGATATTCCTTATCGTGGTGAAAATTCTTGCTGCATTTTAATATTGTCAAAGAATTCTTTTTTAGTACCTGGGTCATCTTTGAATGCACCCTTGAGTACAGTGGTCTGTGTTAGACTCGAATGCGCCATAATGCCACGATTCTCACAGCAACCGTGAGTGGCTTGTATGTATACTCCGATGTTTTCACTATCTGTAGCTCGACTTATTTCTCTTGCAATATCATTGCAGAGTTCTTCCTGGAGAGTGCCACGCCTAGCGCACCACTGAGCAATACGAGTATACTTGCTAAGGCCAATAAGTTTGTTGGCAGCAATGATACCAATATAAGCCACCCCAGATACAGGCTGGTGATGATGACTACACATACTACGCAATTCACTTCTAACAACTAACATGCCTTCATATCTATCCTCACTATCATTTGGAAACGCTGTTGCATCTGGAGCAGGTTCGTATCTACCTGACATGATTTCATTAAAATACATTTTAGCAAGTCTACGTGCTGTGCCTTGACTGTTGGGATCATTTTCACGATCAATAAGCAAACTGTCTAGCACTTGTTCAAATGCAGGAGTTGCTTCGTCGATTAGTTTTTCTAAGTCACCGTCATGCAGATAATCACTGATGTTGTCACCGGCCCAGAAACGCTTGCCTTCACGTTTCATCTTAAAACGAATGTGATCACCTAGATATGCTTCCGAATATCCACCATCGCCTGCCATTGCGTCCAGGCCTGTTTCTTTTTTATCTATCAATTAAATTCTCCGAGTTTATGTCGTGGATGACATTTATAATATTATTTTAACATCTCTAATAGTGTATTACAACTAAAAAAGTTTTCTTGTAGTATAGCTACCTGTTTATTTAGGCTAGGCAGTCGAGTTTCATAATTATCCATATGCTGGATTATTTCTCTACAAATATCTGGACGATATACAGTATATGCATCGTAGCTCTCAGTCCATTTGCTAGGATACTTAAATGTATCTAAAGCCATTTCACTGTAGCTGAGTCTATCAGGCACCATAGGAATGGCACCTACAATAGCACCTTCATACCAGCTGATGCCTAGGGTTTCTTGCAGGTTTGCACTAAACACCAATTTGGCTTCCCCTAGCAAATTATGATATTCGTTTTTTGTTAGTTGTTGATCTTGACAGACGACAAACTCATATTGCGGTAAGTGTTCTTTCAAGTCACGAAAGATTTCAACCTGTTTCTCGGGAGCAATACGATGCGGGAATAAGATAAGATCACGCTTGGGCATATTCTTATACATGTTCAACGTATCTTCCATATACTCCATGGGCCATCCTGTGCGAACAATCTTGCCTAATTCTTTAAAGCCTTCAATCGACTGTGGCATAGAAAGATGTAGCAAGTTCTTGCAGAACAAATCGACATGAAAGTCTGTGGCAAAGTAATTGTGATCAAATGATTCGAAGAAACTCTTCTCAGCAAATCTAACCCAAGGCTTATCTCCCACAAGACGTCCTAGGAAGTCTTGAGGATCATAACTGCCAGCATGCCATAAGCCGTGTGTAACCACTGGAATACCCAGCAACTCACTCATGTACTTTAAGTTTATGATACCAGGATGCCAAGCATCAGTAAAGATAAAGTGATCGCCGGGATGAACGGATCCGTTACAAAATAAACGACCCATCTGCTCAACTTGACTAGCCTTGTATATATTAGTGCCGCCAAAGTTGAGAAATGCTCCAGGAGTGGTAGCACTAGGAATGTCCGTAGGACCTGATATAATGTTGACATGGTGCCCTGCTTTTTTAAG